AAGATGGCAATGATCATTTCAAACTCTTTACGATAAGTGCCCAAGTCTTTCATCTGCTTGACTACTTTTGTCTTGATTGACTTAGCTGTAATAGGTTTAGCCAAAAACTACCTCCTTCTGCCAAAATTGCTTAGTTTTTATCCCCTTTTTGTTTGAAGGGTCCCGACTTGGAAAAAGTTCCCTTCACCGGTACCCAATAGCCAAAAAATAATTTTAAAAAGGTGGGGGGGCTTTATAAAAATCCTCAAAATCTTTTTTTCGCTTCTTCTGCCAATACAATCCCTGATTAATTACTTTGTCATTCACTCTGTCATGAAACGTGTTATGTTTTTTATTTGTCAATGGCAAACAATTCCATTCAACGAATTCAAGTTCAGGATATTCTGACACAGGGAAAATATGATGGACCATTTCTGCTTGAGTAGAAATTCCATAGCGCAAACTTTCTTGACAAAGATAATCATGCTTACGCATTATCCTGTCACGAAACTTCTCCCACTTCTTAGACTTCAAGGTTGGTCTGATAGTTTTGTTGTACATCTCAAACCTCCTTTCTCAATACTAAAAGGGACAGGTCGGCGACCTATCCCCTCTCATACAAGAAATCCATGCTATCATAATAATTCTTTTTTTTGTGAGAAAACAATAGCTTTTATTCTCACTTTAAAAATCATTGTGGATTGTCAGGTAAGTTAAAACGTTTTTGAGTAAATTCTGAACCTTCTGGGTTAGACTCTTTAGGTATTTCTTTTTCCCAATCTACAAGGATAGATGTACGACCTGGTCCAATATTCGTTGGAATAACATGGTATCCAACTATCTTATAATTTACTCCTGGATTATTTTTGATGTCCTTGTTTAGTTGGCTAGCTGCTCCAATTTCAAAAAAACTATCACGATATTCTTTAATCATGTTGTGCTCCTTTTTTTATGTTGTTTTACCTCTCACTTTCACATATCTTATATTTTGTTAAACTCACTCTAAATCTTAAACCCTTACTATTCATAGGTTTTAAAGCGTTTCATTTTTTCAGTTTATGCTTAACTCATTATGTGAAAGTAATAAATAAAAAAATTTAAATAACAAAGTTCCGTAGCGCATCATCAAGTTCTGCTTGTTCGATTCCTATATATCTAAGCGTGATTGCTGGTGATGAGTGATTGAACATTTTTTGTAATGTTCCTACGTCCTTTGTTTTGTTGTAGTATTTATAACCAAAAGTCTTACGCATCGTGTGAGTTCCTACGTTATCAATCCCTAGCTCTTCAGCTGCTTCATGTATGATTTGATAGGCTCGCTCACGAGTGATCGCTTTGTTTTGTCCTTGTCTACTCTTGAATAAGAAGTGATGAAATGGTTTACCTTCAACATATCTTCTCATTTCTTTTTTGAGTTCTTTGGTCATTCGTCTAGTTATCTGCTTGCCAGTCTTACGTTCCCTCAGTTTGATATGCCAGCCTTGGACATCTTTCACTTTCAAGGTAAGTATATCTCCGACTCGCAATCCAGTATTCAGACCTGTGATGAATAGCATGTAATACATCTCATTCCATTCTTTCAGATAATCTTTCATGGCCTGGATGTCGTCACTATCTTTAATCGGTGATACATATTCCATGTTTTACCTCCTTTCTATAAAACAAAAAGCCAGCGTTTGCTGACTCTTGATGACACTCCTGTTGGACAACTTTTCTGACTAGAATTAAGGATGTTTCCTAAAGTGTGATGTGTGTTTTTGTTTCAGAAGTTCATGCTATCATGATATATCGTTTAAAGTGAGAATACAATAGTTTTTATTCTCATTTTATGCAATCCCTTTGATTTTTGCATAAGTTTTTAAAATTGTTTTCCTTTTGCGATAAATGGTTGCGTCGCTCACGAATAGTTTGCCAGCAATTTCTTCCCATTCCAATTCTGACTGCCCCCACCTCAAATCAAAGATTTCTCGTTGTTCTGGTGTGAGTTCCTTTAAGAATGTTTCAACAGTTTCTTTGAACAACTCTAGATTTTTTAAAGGTACATCGCTGCATAATTTTATGACGGTATTTTCAGTAGGCTTGCTGATTTTATTTCCTCGACTACCTACAAGCTCTTCCCCATTTTTTGCCATAACTTCAGCTGTCCGAACCCAAATATCACGATCAACTTCTTTAAATTTCAAAAGTTCCCTATCTAAAAAGTATAGTTCACGACTGTTTAGTGCTCTCAAGCGCTACCTCCTTTTATACAATTTTTCCATCAAATACTAAAGTGATCGTACCTGTGCCGTCTTGATGTTTAGATACTAACGCTTGACAATCTGAGCCGAGCTCGATTCCTTCAATCGTGATGCTGCGTTTTATGTTGTTAACGCTGACGATTGCGCCATTCGATGTTTTAATTCTCATTCTCCAATTCCTCAATCAACCAATCAAGGTTCTTTCTAGCTTTCTTCAGGTCTTCAAGACCGTTCTTCTTCTGGAATCGGAGTAAATACTTAATAGCGTTTCCCCAACACCATGCAGCCTTGCCTGGCAAGTCGCCAATAAAGTTGTCAATCACTTCAATGCTTTCAAGACCTTTTGAACCTTGGTAGTGATTTGGATTGTTTACGTTGTCAATTTGTTCTGGTTTCATTCTTCAACCTCCAAAAGTTCTGAGTTTTCATAAATATTACCGACGATCTCAAAATGATAAGAAGCTAGAAATAGTGGATGCCATTCTGAAACCCTTTCTTGTAGTTCATCTACAAATATGTAAATAAAACTTGCGTAAGAACCGTGCCATTTTACAACTGCTTTTCTACCTTTGTAATCAACTACATCCCCCTCAAAGATTTCTTTACCATTCTTGTCTTTGAGGCCTGTTGATTGAGTAAAGATAACATCTTCAAAATCAAAGTAGTCACTTTCACAAATTCCACCCCAGTACAAATCGATTTCTTTTTCGTAATATCGAATTGTCTCAATGTAGTCTGCGAAACATTTTTCTTCTTTTATCCATACTCTAAGCATATCTCTCATCTATCCAATCCCCTTCTTTCACAAATGAACCGTTTACCATTTTTCCTTTTCGGTTTTTGATCTCGTTATACGCCAGTTCAAAACATTCTGCAATGCTCCAGCCTTTCTGCTGACAATAGATAGTCAGCACTACCAAAATATCGCCAACAGCATCTTTTCCGTCTTGCTCACGTTCTTTCAAATGCGCTTGCGCAAGTTCGCCGGCTTCTTCAAATAATTTCAGCGCTTGAGCCGTGCTATTTTCCGGATTGTCCAATCCTCGTTCTTTTGCCCATTGCTCGACACGATGCGCTAATAGTTCCATGTTTGTCGTCATAACATCACCTCTTCTCCTATTTCAATATTTTTATATTTGTCTTCACTCACCACAAACACGTTGCCGTTTACTGTGATAGTGAAAAGACTTCCGATCTTCTTCTTAGCTTCAACCTTGCCAGTAATCTGATATTTACTATCAGCATGATAGACTAGCAAGGGTTTTTGTTGCTCGCCTATAATTGACCGCTGCATGAATAATAAGCAAGTTGTGAGTAAGGCGTATCCGATTAAAAAGCGTTTCATTCCCTGGTTTCTCCCGTAATTTCATTTCGCTCCACTCGGAACTTAAAAGTTGTGTCATCGCTCATATGAGCTATTGTGATTTCTTCGACCCATTGACTTCTTGTGTATGGATATCTGTTTGGTCGTTTCATTATTTTTCCTCCAACTTCTTAATTTCCTGTTCAACCTGTTCTTTTTTGAGATTCAGCTCTGATAACTTTTGCACCTCAATTGCTTTTTTAATGACCTCGAGCCGTTCGATTTCTTTTTTAAACTCGATAAGTTTTTCAACTTTTCGTGCGTATTCTCCAAAATTTTCAGCCCAGTTGTATTCTTCCCATCCAAAAGCTCTTCTCAATTCTCTCCCTTGGTCATTGAATTTCTCCATCAATAGCTTATTAAGATAGGCTTGCGCAATCAAGATATAAATTGACATACCAATCACTAATGATGAAATCAAAATCATTCCCCAAAACATTAAATCTTTCATTCTTCTTGCTCCTTCTTTAATCTGTCAATCCTTAAATTCACATAAGCCATTGCATGACTTAAAAATGGTGTTGGATATTTTGGTAATTCCTCAAGCATACGCTCAAGATATTCTAATTCGGTTTCTTCTTTCATTCTGTTACCTCCTCAAAATAACTATGAAATTCACTTAAATTGATAATAGCAACCTCTTCAACATAATGCTTCTTAACGTCAAAGTCTGGATAATTTTTCCCAAACTCTTTCTTTATTGCTTTTTCAGCAAGCGAGGGTTGAGCGAATATACTTGCCCCATTTCTTAAAGCTAGCGCTTGGCCGTTTTTGTTTACTATTCGATAACCTACATCAAACGGTCTGATTCCCCTTGGGATTTTTATGCATTTGCTTTGAATCTTCATTCTTTCTTCAAGTGTTTGTTCCATCACTCCACCTCCAAAACCTCGATACCGGGACAATTAAATACCCATCCAAAGCCAGCTTCTTCTAGTTCTTTGCGGGTGTGTTCAGTTCTGATTGCATCAATCTCCACACGAGATTCAATAGTCCACTTATATTCTTCCTTGTGGTAATTTAAGTAACTATTATAATTGGTAATCCCAATAATCCTCACTAGATACCGCTTCTCTTTCTCATAGCCGTCAAGCCATGCACGGGCAAAGAGTTCGGAATTGTCCCAATACCATTCTGCAACTCTATCAGACATGCATGCATCTATTGAGTAGGACAGCGTATATCCCTGTTTTTTCTGTTCTGAGATAAAATCCGCCACAAACTGCGGTACAACTGGTTTCTGTGGTTCGTCTAGTTGTCTGACTAATTTCAGCAACCCGTTTCTACTGATTTTTATTGTATCTACAATAAGGCCTTCATTGTAAGGCAAATCCTCGATATGTTTTATCAATTCTTTTTTATTCATCTTCCAACTCCTTTAACTGTTCTTTATACCTTTTCAGTTTCTTCTTCCAAAAATCACGCTCAGCAGCTCTTATGTGCACCGCTGATTTCTGACTTGGTTTCTTCAATTCTTCAATCTTTTCTTCAGCCACTTCGATTGAATGTTTCAAAGCTTCAATCATGTCTTGTTTGTTGTATTTCATGTTTTAACCTGATTACTAAAAATCCAGCTCTTGCACCTCATGGCTCAAAGACACAAGAGCTAGCAAATTCTTTATACGTCATTCGTCCAAGTCTGACGCATATTCTAGCTCGCTTTTAACGTGGTTCGCGGCACGTTGATTTTGTTGCTAAGTAATAGCAATCTATCGCACCATAATCAAAACGTACATCATCTTTTCCGATATATTTTTTGAATTTTGGTCTGGTAATACCTGAGAAAGCCCATTGATGGTCTTTCATCCGTTCGATAAGTTCATCCACATTGTTAAAACTTCCAAGGAATAACTTGCAGTGCCCGTTGTAGACGAAGTAAAGATTTAACATCAATACCTCCTATCCTTCATCCCATCTGGATACACAAAGCATCTGCCAGTTGCTCCTTCAAATATACGACTTGATAAAGCACCATTCCCAAAATCGTCTGAGTAAAGCTCCTTAATTTCTTCACTGCTCAAATTCGTATTGATAATCGTATTTGTCCGATTATCCAAAATCTTGAAA